CCGGGCTGACCGCATCCGCGAGGCCGACGATGCCGCCTACCGGGACGGCCCGCGCCGCTGGAACGATTTACGCCGCGCGCCCGGCAGCGGCTTCCTGCGCGAACTGGACGCCGAACTGGCCCTTACCTGCCTGCGCCCGTATCAACGCCAGGATGTGGTGGTGATCCTGCACCCGGAGACGCGGGTTGCGTTGAGCCGGCTGCACAGTCGGATCGCCGCCAGGGCCCACCAGCAGGCGGTCAAGGACGCGATTGCCCGCGGGGTTGCGTCGGCACGGGCGCTGGATGCCGAGCGGCGGGTGGCGGCATGAGCGCGATCTTCACCCCTGGGCCGTGGGCCGTCGGATTCTCGGACGGCACTGGCGAAACCTACATCACTGCGGGCGACCACCCTGCGCGTACTGACCTTCCCGTTGTCATCGTGTCCGGCGCAGAAGACAGCTACGGCAGTCCGCAAGGCGTCCTGAACCCAGCCAACGCCCGCCTGATCGCATCGGCGCCCGACCTGCTGGAAATCGTCCAGACCTTCGACAACTACATGTTCCTCGCTGGCGAGGATGCCGAGCAGGACAGCAACAACCCGATCCGGGCGCTTCGCTGGAAGGCGCAGCAGGTCATCGCCCGAGCCCAGGGAGCCGGCGCATGACCACCGAGACCGAGAAGCTGCTTGCGAAGTGGCGCGATGAGGATGCTGACAGTTGGATTCCTGCGGGAATCAGCAACCGCACGGACGAACTGGGACAAGCCCTCGCCCGCGACCGTGAGGAGGCGGCAGAGTTTCGTGCGCAAGCCGAGTACGACCGTGAAATCCTAAGCAGCTTGGAGCGCCTGCTTAGATATAACAAATTCGGCCTGACCGGCCGATGGGATGAAATAGTCACTCAACTGCTCGATATGGTGGAGCACGACCGTGCGGCGCAGGGGGAGGTTGCGTCAGTACAGCGACGGGTCAAGTTGGGCCCGGACAAGTGGAGCGTATGGTCCGAGTACCACGACCTCTACGACGAAGGCCAACCGACAATGGTCGGACGCTTCGAGTGCGAGTATCGGAATCTCTACACCCACCCTCCGGGGGCTGGCGATGCCGTGATCGAAGCGCCGCAGCCGATGGAAACGGCACCGCGCGACTGTACGATGGTTCGTCTGTTGGTGCGGTTTGACGACCACGCAACGGAGGACACGACCGGACTGGCATGGACCATCGGGTCGTGCAACGACGACAACGTACCGGAGGATCAGCGGATCGGCTGGCAGTTCGCCGGGTGGTGCTGGGCGCACGACCACTTCACCGAAGGCAAGGGGACTCCGGTCGGCTGGCTGCCGATGGTCGGGCAAGCACCCCGGACTGGCAATCCCTGCGAGCATAAGTTCCGCCACGACGCAGGCATCGAACCGTACTGCGTCCGTTGTGGCATCAAGGAAGTTGACGACCTGCTAAGTGGCGATGCGCAGGCGCGGGTGAGTGTTCCGAAATCTCGCGTTGAGGCTATCGCGCTGGCAAAGATCGTACTCGCCTATCTCGGTGTGATCGACGCACATATAGACGCAGCTATCGCCCGCTGCGAGACCGCCGCCCTGCGGGAGAAGAACGATGGAGAGGTGAAGCCATGAGGCTGTGCTGGGGCACCTTCGCCTGCGGCTGGCGGCATTGGGGGATAGCTGGCCGAGAAGGCAGCTATTGGTTCATCGGATTCCGCAAATGGAGCATCAAGCCATGACCACTGACCACAAGCAGCAGGCCCGCGAGTTGCTGGCAGAGGTATGCAACTGCCTGCCCGAAGAAATTCACGACAACGACCTCATCCGTGGACGGTCGGCACTTCTCGCTATCGAAGCCGCCCTGGCGCAGTCCGGGCAGCAGGACGACGACCTGACCGTCGCGTACATGGCCGGCAAGTACGACGGGCGTGCAGCCCAGCAGGCGGGGGCGGTGCCGGAGGGGTGGGTGCTGGTGCTGGATGGACTATCCGACGCGCTGCGCATGCACCGCGAAGCGCGAACAACCTACAAGTCGCTGGAATCGTCGGTTGATGACGCGATCCGAAGCCTGCGCGCCATGCTCGCCGCCGCCCCGCCCGCGCCTTCCGGTGGGAGGCAGGGATGAGCCGCCGCGATCCAACTGCTGCGTGTGTCACCTACGAGCGGGCCGCCGCCGCGGTCGCCAGCCTAACCCAGCGGATCGGCCTGGCGCTGTGCAGGTGCGATATCTACGGGCTGGCAATGGAGGAGGAGCACCCAGGCCCCGATACCGCCGCGCTGTGGGCAGGCTCGCGGATCAAGACCCACTTGTGGGAGGCGTACCACGAAACGACAGACGCGGACTCCCCGTATCCGCCAGAGCGCAGGCTGGTCGCCCACGAACAGGAGGAGTACCTGATCGAAGCCGACTGCCCGCACTGCCTTGAAGCTTGGCGGCTGGTGCAGCAGCGCAAGGACGCCCGCAAGGCATTCGGCGCAGCGAAGCGGGCCATCCGCCAGATCGGCCGGAATGCAATTGCACGGAGTCCGGCATGACCGCGCCCCTCTCCCGCCGCGACCTGGCCGCTGCCATCGCCACCTACGCCCTGGTGATCGTCGGCATCCCCGCAGTTTTCATCCTCGCCGCCGTGGTGCACGGCTGGCGATTTCACTGACACCCACAAGCCGGGCGCCTGAAGCCCGGCAGGAGATACCCATGACCAAGAGCGTTTCCAGTTCCAGCAGCAGCGCAGGCATCGGATTCCCGGGCCTACTGACCGTCGCCTTCATCGTCCTCAAGTTGATCGGCGTCATCACTTGGTCGTGGTGGTGGGTACTGTCGCCGCTGTGGATCTCGGCCGGCCTCTTGCTGCTGTTCCTGGTCGTCGTGCTCATCCTCGGCATGTCGCTGGGCTGACCATGCGCTACGCCGCCGCCCTCGTCTCGCTGATCCTCGCGCTGTTCTTCGCCGCGGCGGTTGCCCTGTGCGCCTACGCGCAGGCATGGAGCTTGGTCGTCGTGGCACTGCTCTCCGGCCTGTACTTCTTTTCCGACTTCATCCGAGAGCTGCGCAAGGTCCGTCGGCACCACGAGCCCGTCCATTTCCTTCGCCCTGGTCGTCCCGGCCAGGACGACACCCACTGATCCATCCAACAGGAGCGCACGCCCCATGAACAACCCGACCCCGCGCCACAAGATTCGCGCCGTCACCCTCAACGGCATGACCTACTACGCCTATGCGGCGACCAGCGCCGGCGCGCGCAATGCGCTGATCGACACCCTGGATATCAGCGTCGCCCCGGCCACGCCCGAGCAGCTGATGGACATTGGTCGCCGCGGCTTGGCGGTGATCGGCATGCCGCAGACGGAAGGCGAGCAGGAATGAGCGCCGTTCTCGCCACCATCCCGGACGAGCAGCACGACCGGCAGAAGCTGCTGGGCGGTTCCGACGCGGCCGCCATCTTGGGCATCAGCCCGTGGCGCACGCCGCTGCAGGTGTACCTGGACAAGGTCGAGCCGCGCAGCTTGGAGCCGGACCACAACAAGGCCCGCATCTTCGCCCGTGGCAAGCGCATGGAGCCCTACGTTGTGGACCTGCTGGCCGCCGAGGAGGGCCTGACCATCGTCGGCCGGGGCAACCGCTACCGCGACCCGGAGCTGCCGTTCCTGGCTGCCGAGATCGACGCCGAGACGCACGACGGCCGGAACGTGGAGATCAAGACGGTTTCCCCGTTCAAGGCGTTCGAGTGGGGGGAGGAGCAGACCGACAGCATCCCGGTCCACTACACCGCCCAGGCCATGCACGGCCTCATGGTCACCGGCCGGGCGGTGTGCATCTTCGGCGTGCTGATCGGGGGCGACGACTTCCGCGTCTACCAGGTGGAGCGCGACGAGGAGACCATCGCGGCGATGCGCCAGCGGGAGATCGAGTTCTGGCAGCTCGTCCAGGACCGCACCCCGCCCGATACCCGCACCACCGCCGACGTGCTGGCGATGTTCGCCCGCGATACCGGCCGGATTGTCGAAGCCGACGCCGACGTGGCCGCTGCGATCGCGCGCATGCAGGGCATCAAGGAGCAGATCAAGGCGCTGGAAACCGAGGCCGCCCCGCTCTACACCGCCGTCCACCGTTTCATGGGTGACGCCGCCGTTCTGCAGGTGGACGGCAAGGCCGCCGCGACCTGGAAAACCCAGTCCACCCGCCGCTTCAACCAGTCGGCCTTCTCGGCCGCACACCCGGATCTGTTCGAGCAGTTCCGTACCACCACCGAATCCCGTGTCTTCCGCCTCAAGTAAGGAGCCATCCGCATGTCCGCAACCGCCCTCAAGGCCGCCGCAACCGGCACCGCCGTCACCACGGCGCCCGAAAACAAGCCCAAGACCATCGCCAGCCTGCTGACCGATCCGAAGATCAAGCAGCAGATCGCCCTGGCCCTGCCCAAGCACATGACCGCCGACCGCTTGGCGCGCATCGCTCTGACCGAGGTCCGCAAGGTGCCGAAGCTGGCGCAGTGCGACCAGGCCAGCTTCCTGGGCGCGATCATGCAGTGCGCCTCCCTCGGCCTGGAGCCGGGCGGCGCGCTCGGCCATTGCTATCTGATCCCGTTCGACAAGAAGAAAAAGCAGGGCAGCCAGTGGATCGTCGAGCGCACCGACGTGCAGATGATCGTCGGCTACCGCGGCATGATCGATCTGGCCCGCCGCTCCGGCCAGATCGTGAGCCTGGAAGCGCGCGCCGTGTACGCCCGCGACCACTTCGAGGTCGTGCTGGGCCTGGACTCGAACATCACGCACCAGCCTGACTGGTCCGCCGCCGACCGCGGCCCGCTGACCTTCGTCTACGCCGTGGCCAAGCTCAAGGACGGCGGCGTGCAGTTCGAGGTCATGAGCCGCGCCGAGATCGAGAAGGTCCGCGACGAATCGCAGGGCTACAAGGCCGCCGCCGCTGCCGCACAGAAGTACAACAAGCCGGTGGACAGCCCCTGGGCAGGCCACTTCGAGGAGATGGCCAAGAAGACCGTCATCCGCCGGCTGTTCAAGTACCTGCCGGTGAGCATCGAAATCCAGCGCGCGGTCGGCCTGGACGAGCAGGCCGAGGCTGGCATCGCCCAGGACAACCCGCTGGTGATCGACGGCGACTACACCCGGATCGACGACGCGCCGACCATCCCTGACGACGAGAGCGCCAACGACGCGGCCGACACGGGCGCCCTGACCGTGGCCGACGTGCTGGCCGGGATCGAAGCCGCCCAGGACCTGGACGCGCTGGATACGGCCTACGACATGGCGCGGATGCTGCCCGAGGCCGACCGGCCGCAGGTGGTGGCCGCCTGCGAGTCCGCGCGCGACCGCATCGAGCTGGCCGCCAAGTAACCGATCCCCGCGCCCGGCCTCCCCTCCGGGCGCATCACCCGCGGCAACTCCCCGCCGCTGACAGCCGGGAAAGACCGGCCCCTATCCCAATCGCCCAGGAGGGCAC